AGACCTCAGAAGGGAGAAATAGTAACATATGAGCCAATCAAGTCTTATGGTATTTATCAAGAATATTGTTATTATCATGGTCAAAGGAGAGGGAATGAAATTAGTCATTATTTGATTGAAAAGTTTGGAAGGGATTCCAAAGAAGTTGGTTATTGGTTAGAAGGAAAGAAGATGTACACCAATAACACTTTTATTATTCATAGGGAAGATTTCAATAAGATGTGTGAGTTTGTTTTTAACATATTGTTTGACCTTGAGGAAATGTGGGGATTGGATGATAATATTGGAAAATGGGTCAAGAACGGCAAGGAGTACACAGAGGATGGAAGATATGACTATCAACAGCATTTCATGGCTTATATAGGAGAGAGATTAGTATCAATATATATTGATTGCTATATGAAGCCCGTTTGCATTGAAAGACCTCAGAATATGTTTTTATTACCATATAAATTTATTAAGTGAGTATGGATATAATTTGTGGAACGGGGGGAAGATTAGGCAATCAAATGTTCTGTTTGGCTGCAGCGTATAAAATAGCAAAAGATTATAATGCAAATGTTATAGGGTATAGACAGATAGAAGGACAAGAGCCTAGTGACTATATTAAACATACGGTATTAAAAAAGTGTCACTATATTAGTGATTCCAAAATATTAGAAAATGCATTAATCTATCCCCCTAAGAGAGAAGTTTGTTACGGCAATGAGTTTAAGTTACCGATTTGTGAAAAGATTGTATTATATGATGCTTTTCAAGATATGAAATTTATAGACAGAGAGATTTGTTATAATCTTTTTGGGGCTTATGATGATATAAAAAAAAGAAATTAAATCTATATATGGAGATTTAGAAGAATATGTTTGTGTTCAAGTAAGAAGAACGGATTATATACCTTTACAATGCGTAGGATTTAAGGTATTGGACAAAAAATATATAATGGAAAATTTAGAAAAATATTATGACAAATCAAAAGTGTTGATGATTAGTGATGATATAGAATGGTGTAAGTATAATTTTAGAGGAGAAGGATTTGTGTTTAGAGATAAACCGTGTAGAAATGATATTGAATTTGATTTGTATATACAAACTTTGTGTGGTCAAGGAAACTTAATTTCAAATTCAACTTTTGGGTGGTGGGGTGCATTTTTGAATGAAAGCCCTACAAAAAAAGTAGTTGTTTCTTATCCATGGTTTAATTATAATGCATTAAATGGTTTGAGAGGAATTGTACCATCAGATTGGATAAAAGTAGAAAATTAATATTATGAAAGTTGCATTGGTTTGTATAGTTAAAAACGAAAATGAATATCTTAAAGAGTATGTGGAGTATTATCATGATTTGGGTATAGATAAAATTTTCATACTTGATAATAATACAGAAGAATACCCTCAAGATGTATTGGATGGGTATGATTATGTAGAAATTGTTAATTACAGAGGGTACAAAGCTTATCAAATGAAAGCCTATAAAGAGGTGATAGAAACTAAATGTTTGGACTTTGATTGGGTTTGTGTTTTTGATGCCGATGAGTTTTTGTTTTTGAAAGAACATAAAACAATTAAAGATTATTTAAGTTGTGGCTTGTTTGATAAATTTCAAGCAATTTTGGTTAATTGGAGGAATTATGGAGACAATAATTTGATTGGCTACGAAAATAATTATGATAGAAATATTGTAAAGAGGTTCAAAAAAGGTTTTGAAAAAAAGGATGAAGTAACCAATGGAAAAGTTATTATTAGACCGTATAAGGGTATAGTATTTGGAAATCCTCATGCTCCATTTTTTAATGGCGGAAGAATGTGTAATAACACGGGTAAGGAAATAAGATGGAGTCATAATTGTTTAGAAGATTGGACATTATCAGAATTAAGGCATTATCGTAAAACTATTATTGAGTTTATTGAGCATAAACTTAATAGAGGTTGGGCTGACGGTGCAAATTGGAAGTTGGATTTTAATTGGTTTTTTCAATATAGTCAAAGAACAGAAGAAAAGGAAAGAGTTATAAATGAATATAAAAAATCAAAAAAATGTTGTGTTATAATACCTACATATAAACCATTTGATATGTTAACAAGGAATGAAAAAGAATCTTTATTGAACACAAGGGATAAATTCAAGAATTTTCATGTTTGGATAATATGCCCTGAAAGTTTAAATCAGAAAGATTATAAAGATAAAGGGTTTAAGTTTTTTAAGTGCTTTAATGATAGATTCTTTAATAGCATTGAAAATTATAATGACTTAATGCTAAATTCTATTTTTTATGAAAGTTTTAAGTATTACGAATATATGTTGATAGTTCAATTGGATAGTTATGTATTCGAAAACCAATTAGATTTTTTTTGTGACTTGGGGTATGATTATATAGGAGGATTACATTTAACTCCATGGACAGGTGATGAGTTAATAAATGGCAATGGAGGTTTTTGTTTAAGAAAAATAAAATCTTTTATAGAAGCAAGTAAAAATATCAAGAAAGACCTGTCTAATAGGTGGGATTGGGAGGATATTTTGTATAGTTATTGGTATAGAAACAAATTAAATATTGCTCCGTATGAAGTTGCTTTGAAATTCGGATGGCAACAAAGACCTGAAGAATGTTTTAATAAAAATGGAAAGACATTACCTTTTGGGTGTCATAAGCCTTTTAAGTTTGATTATGATGCTTTTTGGAAGAAATATCTATAATGAATAAGATGAGAATAAGGAGGGTTAGTACAATCCTCCTTATTTATTTTATAGGGAATTAATTGAATATGAAGTTTTTAACGGTAAATTTTAACACACAGAAGTTTGTTGATGCTCTTATTAGAAGCATCAACATGTTCCATAATAATGCTGAAATCATAGTCTTTGACAACAGCAATAAAGAATCGTTCAGAAACACTCATAGTAATGTCATAGTCTTGGATAACACAAAAGGACAGATAATAGACTTCAAGAAAGAACTGAGCAAGTATGACCTAATCAATGAAGACACTCATAATGACTTTGGTAGCCTCAAGCACTGTTTAACCATTGATAAGTGTATAAATTTGATAAATGATGACTTCATATTATTAGACAGTGACATTCTCTTGAAACGTAATGTAAGTGATATATGGGACAAGAAATATTGTTCCGTGGGACAAATCAATGATGATAGTAACGTATGGAAGGCAAGAATATTACCATTCATTAATTTTATCAATGTTGAAATGTGCAAGAAATACAATATAAACTATTTCAACGGCAAAAAGATATTTGGAGTCAAACATAACAAACCATATTATGACACAGGTGCATCTTTCTTAGAGGAAATGAGAAGAAAGAATCTACCTATAAGAACTATAAGTACCAATGATTACATTGTCCATTATGGGGCAGGCAGCTACAGGCAAGACAAAAACATAGATGGATGGCTTAATAGATATAAGGATTTACACACATATAAGACCATAATATACACTTGTATAACAGGAGGATATGATACACCTTATGATGGGTTTGAGAAGAAAAAGGGTTATAGATATGTCTTAATAAGTGACAGACCAATCCGAACACAGTCATGGGAGAATATAATCTGTAAGTTTGATGAGAAGGTAAATCTAACTGATGTAAAGAAACAGAGATTTGTCAAGTTACACCCTTATAAGTTTTTGGATAAAGACACACTAACGGTTTGGATAGATGGTAATTTGCCTATCAATGACAAACTATACGACTATATTGAAAAGAACAGGAACCATGATATAACATTTAAGAAGCATACATGTCATAAGTGTATATATCAGGAATGTGATGCTGTAATGAGACTTGGAAAAGACACAATAGAGAATGTTAATAGGATAAAGGAGAGATATAAGAAAGAAAACGTACCATATAACTTGGGAATGCTTGAAACAAATATCATAATCAGAAAAGATAAGGAATGGGTAAGAAATCTTATGAATGTGTGGTGGGGTGAAATAAGAGATAATTCACACAGGGACCAATTATCCATAATATATGTCCTATGGAAATATAACCTCAAGAATAAGGTACACATAGCCATATCAAAGGATTTCTCTCCAAGACCACATACAAGGATGAACTATAATATTTCAACAAACACTTATGGTAATCCAATAACAGATGGAACCATAAAGACAAGGCAAGATATTTCAACAACATCAATGAAATTGTCCAATGGAATGAGAATAGCAACTCCAAAGAGGAATATAGACATATATAACAAAAGGTCAATGAATAAGCCAAGGAGAATAAAGAATATTTATAGTTAGATATGGAAGATTACAAGATAAACCAACAGAAGAGGACTCCAATAAAGAGGCATAGTTTATTCTATGACCATGAACAGTTCTCATTTGAGACACAAATGGCAAAGGAATACATAGAGAATGACATGGGTATGACGGTGATTCTCTACAGGGTTGACGTATCCAAGAGCAATATAGATACTACATATGGAGAGACAAAGAAAGATAGTATCAATTTCTTACCCCCAATAGAAGTACCATGTGTCTATGAGTTAGAGGATGCAGAACTTAGGGCATATGAGAAAAGTAAAAATTTGGGAACTTATCAGAAAATGGGAAAACTCAAGATAGGTGTGATGCTTGCTACTCTTATGGAGCTTAATATAGACATAAAGGTAGGTGACTATATAGGAGTACAGGTAGATAGTGCTCACATGGAGTATTTTACTGTGGAGAATGATGGCAAGAACAACTGTGCTAACATGAACACCCTTTTTGGTACTACACCAGTTGTAAGGAATATTACGTGCTCTCCTGTGGAGAAATCTGTGTTCTCTGGTTAATATTTATATTCATGGCACATATCATAATAACAGAATCACAATATAAGAGACTCTTGGAGGGAGCAATGGATACTTTTTCATTACAGAGGCTCAGTAGCATAACAAACTTCAGGGACAGACTTGCTTACTGTAAACAACAGTTAGGGCCATCAATAGGTGGTGGGTCATCAAGGGTTGTCTTTCAGATAGATGATGAGAAAGTCCTCAAGTTGGCAAAGAACAGGAAAGGTTTGGTACAGAATGAACAGGAAGGTATGCCAAATTATGTAAAGGAAAGTTATGATATTTTTCCAAAGAAATATGGACATGATGAGAATTACACTTGGCTTGTTTCAGAATATGTGTTACCTGCAACAGAACAAGACTTTCAGCAAGTAGTAGGAATGTCATCACAAGATTTTTTTAATGTCATTTATAATATATGGTACAAAAGATGTGGCTATAATGTAAAATTTAACGACTCTCACTTTAAGGAAATTGAAGATATGAGTAAAATATGGGAATTAACTGATGATTATGATTCCATATTTTATGAATTAAGTGACTATTTTGGCAATTTTGAGGATGTAGGGATAATGGACCTTTGTTTTATACAAAATTGGGGGTTGGCAATGAGAAATGGAGAACCTTATTTGGTTATTCTTGATAGTGGTATTACAGATGAACTTTACAAAACCTATTACTAAGAAAAGATAACAGAAAACCACTATGCCACAACTATTTATATAGTATATAATATTATTCGATTAAGATGAAGGAATTTTCTAAATATGTAAAGCAGTGGCAGGACACCTCAATAAAACTCAATGAGGCAATGCAAAAGGATGACTTCAAGACTGCTGACAAACTAATCAAGGAGTCTCTTGACCTCTACAACAAGTACAAGTCTGCCTCACAACTCCCAAAGCAGAATAAGGACAAGTCTTTTGGCGAACTCAACTATATGCTTGAATGTTCACTCCCAAAGATGAAGGACAAGAAAATCATCAAGGAGTGTATGGACTATGTAAAGAATGACCCAAACCTTTTGTATCAGTTCAGGTTTATTGATTCTCTAAGGAACTATTCATGTAATGGCAATGCTTCAGATTATGTGAATGAGGCTCTTAACATGGCAAAGGAGAATATAGACAAGAAAACCTTGAAGGAATCAGTTAAGAATTTCTCAAACTTCCTTGCCTTGAAGGAAATTGGTAATGAGACGATAAATGAAGAAGAAGCAAGGTTCTACAAGAACTGCAATAAGCTCATTACAGAGAACAAGAAGATGGGAAATCTCTCAGATTACACAAACACGCTCAATGAGGTGGCAGAATATGTGGAGAGACACAAGAAATCAACAAACACACAAGACCTTAACAAACTGACAGAAGACCTTACAAAGAAAATGGCTAAGTTGTCAGAAGAATCACAGTCTTTGGTCAAGGATATTATTGATTTCAAGAGTCCAATGGTTGAGGACAGACAGAAAAAGGTTTTTAATCGCTTCAAAAACGAGTGTCTGGAGCAAATTGACACCCTTAAGGAGACAATTACTGACCCAACGGAATTAAACAACTTAGACAGCCTTAAAGAGGGTATAGAAAAGAAAATATACTGCAAGGAGACAATCGTAAAGGATATTGCAACGCTCCTTGAAATAAGAGATATTCTTCTGGACAAATAAGTTGATTTATTATTTGGAAATTAAAGGGTGGTTTTATATATTTTGTTATATAAAGTCACCTTTTACTTATGTTGAACAAGAAAGATTTCTCAGATATAACAGATGACCTGCACTTAGGTAGTGCCATGGATGTCAGACTTAGGACAGGAAACATGAACGACCCCAAGGTAGTAGAAGTGTTATTCAATTGCTGTGTAGTACCTACAAAGAACAGGGCAACAGAAGACTATGAGAAGAATATTAGCCATATAAGAAGGAAATTCTCTTTCCTTGCTGATGATTATATACAGAAAAACCAAGAATATATCCTTGACAAGAAAATATGTGATATTGCCTTTAGCATAGGGAATCTTAAGAAAGGATACAACAAGTCTGTTACCTTTACACTCTTCGTAAGACAAAGAGGTTCAGAAACTTGGACGGAACTAAAAAGATATCTCAGAAAGGGATTAGGGGAAATGATTGAGGAATTGACAGAGTATATAAGGAATGAAGGCTTTTCGTGTAAAAAAAGCAAGAAAGTAATTGAGTCATAGTAATATTTTGATTTGTTCATTTTTGTTTTGGTCGGAATTATTTTATATAGTTCCGACTTTTTATTTGATATTTATTTATATGAAACATAATTTATTAAACGAAAATATTGACCTCTCAGAAGTTGGACAGATATGGTATGAGTGGGACTTTGATAGGGAAGACTACGAAGATTATCTTGCAGAAGAAGGATTACAAGATAATCAAGAAACCCTTATGGAGTATATCAATGATTGTGTTTCTTTTGAAATTGACCTGAAAGACAATGAGACTTTGCATAGTATGGGATTGGGAATGTCCTTAGACTATAATCAACTATGTGATGAGTTCGGAGAGCAAGGAGCGAACACAATTCTCAAGGACTGCATGAAAAATGGTGAAGGATATATAGAGACGAGTGAGTTATTATGCTCTGAAATTGACATAAACGACCCTGTAAACCTCAATCAACAAGCAAAAGCATTATTACCTCATGGAGACTATTTCAAAGGCTGTAGAGGCTTTATTTTAACAGATGGCACGGTAATATACACAGAGTCAGAACATAATATGGTAACAAGAATACATGGCATAGAGTCAAAGTTCCAATTCATCAAGTTAGGTAACATAAGAATAATGCCACAGTCAATAGACCTATCAAAAGAGCCTACGGAAGAACAATGGAATGTAATAAGACAAGCCATTAATTCCTATGCAGGAATGCCGTTTTATCTTGATATATTTAGTGAGCGTGATGGAGAGATAGGGGCGCAATATAGCAAGGCTGATTGGAGATTTATATGCGGTGAGATTAAGAGATATTTCAAGGAAGGAATCAAGCCACAAGGTAGAATGACCTTTGAAAACAAGAAAAAGAGAAACATAATAATAACAGAAACACAACTCAAGAGACTATTTAAATTACAGTCGTAACAAAACAAAAGAGACAAGAATCATCGAAAGTGATTTTCCTGTCTCTTTTTCTGTTATAGTCTTTTTTTGACTTGTGAACTTTCTTGACGGCTACCCAATGTCCACCATTACGTTCAAGTTCAAGTTCCCTGTTGATTTTCCTTTGGATTTTGATGTAATCCTCACCAATAGTGATAGGTTTTAACTTTTTCTTACTCATAACTTTATCAATTAATTAACAGTTTCTTCTAAATAGGCACAAAGATAGTAATAAAATTTTATAAAACTCATATTTATATATAAAAATTAAGGATTTTTATGAATAAAGATTCAATAAAAGAGGCATTGGATACTCTGAACCTCTCACAAAGACTACTCAAGGAAGACTTTGGGTATGGTGCTCCTATGGGATATGAGGCTGAAGAACAGGAAATGCCACAAGATATAAGCCACTACAGAGGTAATGAAGGTGTTCAACAACAAGTTCCACAAGAAGAAGAGAATACTGACATGAATCTCTCAAAAAGTGATGAGAGAATTGCACAGATAAGGGAGATTGCACTCAACGGATTACAAGACTATGCACAAGACGTAGATTCGGAGGCATATCAGTTTTATAAAAAAATATGGCTGATGTGTGACAAGGCAGTTTCGGAGAAAGAAAGTGCAAGCAGTGGTGGCAGTGCAAGCTAAGATTTCATATTTTTTAACATTTAAATAAACTATGGCAGATTTATTACTTAATGCTCCTATACAGTATGAACCACTGAGGCAAAATAGGTTCCTCCTCAGATTCCCTTCTGACCTTGGAATTCAGGAGTGGTGGGTTTCTACTGCTTCAAGGCCACAAATAACAATTAGCAAAACAGAAATACCATTTTTAAATACAAAGACCTATGTGGCAGGCCCATATTTCTGGAATCCTATCAATATCACTCTTCGTGACCCTATAGGTCCATCGGCTTCTCAGGCTATGATGGAGTGGGTAAGATTGCACGCGGAGTCAGTTACGGGCAGGATGGGCTATGCTGCAAGTTATATGAGGGATTGTGTTTTGGAAATGCTTGACCCAACAGGTGTTACAGTTTCTAAGTGGATTATGAAGAATTGTATGCTTGACAATACAGTAAACTTTGGTAGTCTTAATTACGGTTCTGGTGAATTGGTTGACATTGCTTTCTCTATACAGCCACAGTATTGTGTATTAGCATATTAATTTTTTGTTGAATATTTAAGAGTCCTACACTTCAATGTAGGACTCTATTTTTTTTGTATATGTTAAAAAATGTAAAAGCTTTG